GCATCACCTAAAACTTTAAACTTTCAAAAAGAATCCTTTTATGATAAAAACAAAGTTAGAATTACATACGAGGAAATAAACGATTGAATTATAAACAGCAACTAAATATTATAGAAGGATTATTTATTCCACCTGAAACTTTAATAAGAGTTGATTGCCCATTTTGTAAAAATATAAATACACTATCAGTAGACACCACAGAAAACAATATCAAATGGTATTGCTTTCATGCGTCTTGTAAAGCCAAAGGAAAAAAAGAGGGAGAAAAAAATATGCAATATGTTAGTGCAACATTTAATAAAAAAGAAAATAATATAAGTCAAAAATTTATTATACCTGATAGTTTTAAAATAGTGTCTACAAATAAAAATGCACAAATGTATTTACATAAAAATAATTGTTGGGAGGCATGGGCTTGGGGTAGAGCAGATATCAAGTATGATGTAAAACAAGATAGAGTTGCATTCTTAATTAAAAATAGAAACACAGATGAAATAGTAGGAGCAGTAGGTAGAGGACTAAATAAAAATGTATATCCAAAATGGTTTATGTATGATAATAAAAATGTGCCATTTAAATGTGGTGATTGTGATGATGCAGTTATTGTAGAAGATTGCCCATCAGCTTGTGCAGTATCTAATATATTAACAGGTATATCTATTATGGGTACAAAATTAAAAGAAGAACATAAAGAACATTTAAAGCCATATAAAAAACTATATATCTGTTTAGACAGAGATGCTACCACAAAAGCATATGATATAGCTAAAGATTTAAGGTCGTCAGGGTTTGACAATGTCGTGGTTAAACCATTAGAAGATGACCTTAAATACTTTAATACAGATAAAATAAAGGAGATGTTTTATGAATGATAAAATGAAAAAAGAAGTTCTTGATAAATGGAACGAATGGAAGTGGGATGTTTGGGAATCAAACAGAACAACTTGGAACCAAAGAGACCAAGCTATAGCAGAAACAATAGACCAAATATTATTAAAGGAGTTAGATGATAGAAAAACAAATGCTTAGACTAATGCTTGGTAAAGCATTCTATACAAAATATAAAGGCACTATATCGCCAACTATATTTACAGGAGATATAAGTTCTTTGTTTGATACAATACAAAAAGCACATGCAAAATATTCAGATGATATAAGTGTTGATGAATTATATTCTTTGCATACTGCTATATTTAATCCTGCATTAACTCGTGCTGCAAAAGAAAAATTTAGTGAGTTAGTAGAAGATATAAAAGAAATACAAGAACCTAGTAAAGAAATAGCAAAAGATATAATGCGTATCTTATCTGATAGAGATTTAGCACAGAGAATAGCAGTTGAAGCTACAGAAATATTTAATGGTAAAGATGCAAACTTTAATGAGATAACAGGTATGATAGAAAATCATAAACAAGGTGATGAAGAAAAGACACCTGCTGTTACAAGTGATGTAAAAGAAGTATTGGGATTGCTTGATGTGACTACTAAATGGAAGTTTAATATACCTGTGTTAAAAGAAAATGTAGGTGGTATTGGTGGTGGTAATCTTATGATTGCATTTGCTAGACCCGAAACAGGTAAGACAGCTTTTTGGGTTAGTCTGTGTGCAGGACCTGAAGGATTTGCTGAACAAGGTGCAAAGGTTCATGCATTTATAAATGAAGAGCCTGCTATCAGAACACAGATGAGAGCCATATCTTGCTATACTGGTATGACTAGAGAAGAAATAATACAGGACAAAGAGATAGCACAGAATGCTTGGAGTGAAATAAAAGATAATATAGCTATGTTTGATACGGTTGATTGGTCAATGGAAGATATAGATGCACATTGTGAAAAACATAAACCTGATATAATAGTTATTGACCAGCTAGATAAAATAAATGTAACAGGTACATTTGCTAGAACAGATGAGAAGTTAAGACAGATATATACTAGTGTGAGAGAGATAGCAAAGAGGAGAGATTGTGCTGTGATTGCTATATCACAAGCATCAGCAGATGCACATAATAGAAATAGTATATCATTTGATATGATGGAAAACTCTAAAACAGGTAAAGCTGCAGAGGCAGATATTATTATAGGTATAGGCAGAAATTCTAACTCTGACGCAGAAAACAAAATAAGAACATTATGTATAAGTAAAAATAAAATAAATGGTTATCATGGAGAACCATCTTGTACAATTAGAAGAAGTATAAGTAGGTATGAAGTATGATTAGTGTAGTAGACGTAGAGACATCTTGGCAAGTTACAGATACAGGAGGATATGACCCATCACCTTTTCATCCTGATAACATATTAGTTAGTGTTGGTATAAATGATGAGTATTATTTTACTAATCATTCTGAAAGAGTCGATAAAGGTTGTTATGATAAAATACAATCTACATTAGATAATACAACTTTATTAGTAGGTCATAATATAAAATTTGATTTGATGTGGTTGCTTGAAGCTGGATTTAAATATACTGGTAGAGTATATGACACTATGTTGGGGGAGTATATATTAAACAGAGGAATAAGAAAAAGTTTAACTTTAGAAATGTCTTGTAGAAGAAGACGTATTGGATCTAAAGATAGTCGTATAAAAGAATTTACAGATAGGGGTATACCTTTTCAAAATATACCTGCTGATGTTGTAGAAGAATATGGTAGAATAGATGTGCAGATAACTAGAGATTTATTTAATTCACAAATGGCAGATTTTAAAATGCCAAAAAATAAACATCTATTGATGACAGCTAAAATGATGAATGAGTTTTTAATTGTATTATCTGACATGGAAGCTAATGGTATTAATATTAATTTAGAAGAACTATCTAAAGTAGAAAAAGAATACAGGGCAGAGTTTGCATATTTAAAACAAAAGATAGATAAGATTGTCTATAAACAAATGGGAGATACTAAAGTTAATTTATCTAGTCCTGAACAACTATCATGGTTAATCTATAGTAGAAAACCAAAAGATAAAAAGCATTGGGCAAAGATATTTAATGTAGGTATAGATAAAAATACAGGTAAAAATAAAAGAAGACCTAACTTTTCAAGATTGCAGTTTAGAAACTTAGTTGCAGATAATTCAGAAAAAATATTTAAAACTACTGCTGAACAATGTAGAAATTGTAATGGCAAAGGTGTTATAAAAAAGATAAAGAAAGATGGTAGCCCTTATAAAAACTATACTAAATGTGATGTTTGTGATGGTGATGGATATACTTATTCTAGTATGGGTAGAGTTGCAGGATTTCAACAAAGACCTAGAAGTGTATATGATATTGCAGAAGCTGGGTTTAGAACAGATAAACTTACACTAACTAAAATAGCAAGTGAAGCAGAGGGTGAGTTTAAAACTTTTATAGATTCTATTGTAAGGCATAATGCAGTTGATACATACTTAAATACATTTGTTACAGGATTAAAAAACTTTACAAATGAAAAAGGTTTTTTACATCCTAAGTTTATGCAAGCTATTACAGCTACGGGTAGATTATCTAGTAGAGACCCAAACTTTCAGAACCAACCTAGAGGCAAAACATTTCCTATTCGTAAAGTTGTGTCTTCTAGATTTAAAGATGGTATGATATTAGAGGTAGACTTTGCACAATTAGAATTTAGAACTGCTGTATTTCTTGCACAAGATAAACAAGGTATGGAAGATATAAAAAATAAAATAGATGTTCACCAGTATACTGCAGATATTATTGGTGTATCAAGGCAAGATGCAAAGGCACATACATTTAAACCTTTGTATGGTGGTGTAACAGGCACAGAAGATGAGAAAAGATATTATACTAAGTTTTTAGAAAAATATAAAGATATAAAAACTTGGCATGAAAAACTTCAAAGTGAAGCTATAAGATTTAAAAGAATTAAATTACCAACTGGTAGAGAATATTCTTTTCCATATGCTGAACGTACACCATGGGGTGGATCCACGTATGGTACACAAATAAAAAATTATCCTGTTCAAGGATTTGCTACAGCAGATATTGTACCATTAGCTTGTATTAATATTTATAATATAATGAAAGAAAAAAAAGTAAAAAGTTTATTAATAAATACGGTTCATGATTCTATTATTGCAGATGTTCATCCTGATGAAACATATATTATGGGAAAAATATTTGAAGAGGGTACATCAAAAGTAATACAATCATTAAAAGAATATTATAATATAGATTTTAATGTCCCACTTGACACTGAAATAAAAATAGGCTATAATTGGCTAGATATGGAGGAGGTAGAAATAGCATGAAAAAAATGATAGAAGCGTTAGAGACCCTAGATGAGTATGATGATTCAGATTATGCTGCTTATTTAGAATATACAGAGTTAAAAGATAGATGTCTTGTAGAGCCATCAACTATGTATATAGATGAAAACCACGAGTTTCTTAGTACATTTAAATACTTTGCACACTCAGATGGATTAGATATAAAAGTAATAAAAGGAGATACAAAAATATGTTAGATATAATTAATATATTATTTTCTATAGTAGGATTATGGGTTTTAATAGGTTTTTTTATTGACCCATTTATAAAATAATGCTTGACTTTTTTATAAAAGTGTGGTATAAGACAATAACTAAAATGGAGGACAAATGTCTGATAATAACTTAGTAAATATAAAAGGAATGTCTGATGA